TCTAAACACTCTAAATTTTGTAAGCTAGGCTCATATGCTATAATTTTATTAAAGTAATAGGATAATGATAAAGACCAAATACCTACATTAGCCCCTACATCTACAAATGTTCTTTTATTGGGTATCAAGTTTAAAATATATTGTCTATACGTTCCTTCATAACTGGGTGTATTTTTATCTAAATCTCTAATAAGTGCAGATGTAATTTTTTGTTCATTGTCTGGAACATACCAACCATTAGCTAATTGTTTCATCGGAAATTCTGATTATTACTGTACAAAACCTTATTCCATTTATATCTTTCATAAATGTCTCTTAAAGAAATTCCAAGCCTCTCCAGATTGTAATTCTTCGAAATTCCAATGACTCATTGCTATTTTTTCTAACCATCTATCTCTATTAGGCATTTCTGGATTTTCAATTTTACTTAAATCAAAATTTGCAATATCCGCGGCTTGGCTATTGCTAGAAATTTCATCTAATACAAAAACTGGAATACCTTCTATAGCACTAGCTACCCCTGGACTACTATTATATGTAATTGTTGCCCAAGCATTTCTCAAATCAAAAATTAAATTTTTTTCAGTGCTTTCTATTACATTTTTATAATTGTTAATAAATTTTGTTTTATAATCTCCAGGGTGCGATCTAACGATTATAATTCTAGAGCTATATGTTCTAATAATTTTAATTATTGAATCTATCCAAGATAAAACTTCAAGCCCTCGCATGCTCCATCCACCATTTCTTTGTAAGCAGATTAAAATATGATTACCAGTTTTTCGCCAAGGCTTAACAATTATTCCTATATCTTTTTTAATTTTTTCCCATCTATTAGGATTTACACTGTCATGAAAGTAGTAGCCTGTAGTTGGAAAAATTCCGTCAAAACTATATCTATGATAGTGATGAGGATTTAACCTATTTATATATAAAAATAAATTACTATCAGCTATAAGAACTTTTTTATTGTCTTGTTTTTGTTTTTGAATAACTTTTTTCCTTAAATCTAAGTGGGGAAGAAATTTTCCTTTCTCGTGTACGAAACCTTGAATAATAGCTAGGTCGCAGTCTAATAAGGTAGACTGATTATGTAATATGCCTATATCTCCTTCCTTATTAACGCCTTGAATAAAATATTCTAATATTAGAGGTTTTTCTAGATTTCTATTAGCAGCTGGTATTCCTGCCAAATAAGACACAACTTTTTTAGACATGATAACGTTTTACTACTTTGAGTGCAAAACCAGAGTATATTTCTTCTTTGGTAAATTGACTATAACTTAACATAGATAACCAAGGAGCAAGATTAGGTTTAGCTAGTTCATTTATTTTTTCTATTTTATTTACTGTAACCAGATTAGAAATATGATTAGCTAAAGTTATGGCAGGAACTCCTGCCCAAATTGCTTCGATAGCAGCATTACTGTTTATGTTAATGATACAATAATAATCATCACCCATTAATTGAAAGAACAAAGGTTTTCTTTTCTTTTTGTCAATTTTAGGCCTAAAATAAACTTGCTTATCACTATATTTTCTTATTTCTTTAACAACGTCATATTTCCACTTTTTAATATCTACATTAAACATTTTAGCTTGAAATGGACCTGGTTCTATAATTAATATTATGTGTCCTCCAGTACGCCAAGGTCTAGGAAACATTTTAAAACTATCTAGTCTTGTAGAAGGAGCTTCGAAGAATTTACTGTAATGCAGATCGTTTATTACAATGCGGTGCCATTTTTTATTGGTTTCAATGAAGTTGGTATAACCACTATCTAAAAAATAAAAAGGTAAATTTCCGCTTAACTTATCTAAAATAATGTTATCTGATGGATTGGTATTTCGTATTAAGCAAGGTTCTGATAAATTGTTATACTCCTGTCTACGAATAAATTCTGCTTTTTTATCGATTTTCAATCCTAATGTTTTAACAAAATTTCTTTTTTTATGATATCTATAAATGTCATATACTCGTTGTTTTCCAATTTTATCTATTACACTATGTAAATTTTTTTTAAGAAAAGTTCGGTATGCATATTTTCTTTTGTCTATAATTTCTCTAATAGTGTTCAACCAATTTACAAGGTCAGCTTCGGCATAATTAAAACATTTTTTTTTAATTTTTTTGTATTCGGATTCTGCATAAAAATTATGCTCGCATCTTATTTTATGTGCGGTATCTTTCATTTCAATTCGATAGCTATTCAACAATGTAAAATCTATTTTTGGAAACTCATAGGATTTCATATTTGTAGTATAGTAATCATATAAAAAGTCTAAAAGTTCACGGTCATTTAATATAAGTTTCATTTAAGATTTTCCATGCATATCCATTTTTCATCTCATCTATAGTAAATTGATTATTAGCTAAATTACAGCATTGCTTATATATTAATTCCGGGTCCGGATAAAAAGGATTATTTATTTTTGAAATATCTTGTAATCCTAAAGGACCGGCACTACAAGGTACAGAATAAAAAGCAGGAATACCATAATTAATTGATTCAATAGCTGCAATACTGTTAAAAACAACAGTAGCAAATACATCTCTGTCTAGAGCATTATATATTGAATCAATAAGCGTCCGATTTGATCTGCTTAATTTTTTCCTTATAACAATAGGTCGATTAGTATAAGTTTTTATTGATATCAATGTTTGGTCTAGCCAATAAGATAATTCTTCTCCATAAAATTTACAAGATTTGTTATTAGGAACTATGAGTAAAATATTTTTACCTTCTTTTTTCCAACCTGGAAATAACAATCTTTTATCGTTACTTACTAGATCTAGCCAGCGTTTTTCGGGAGCAGGTCGAATGGAAATATGTTGTAGTTCATTCTTAACCACTCTATGGTAAATTTTTTTACCAACAGGATTTTCCTTATTAACAAAATTTCCAAAATATCCTGTATCCATATAATAAAAATCTCTATTCTGAGATTTACACTTAATAATAGCTTTTCTGCTGGCTACTCCCCTAACTAGTAATGGTTTTGTTAAATCATTTAAGTCTGAAGTTAGAGCATTTTTTGATCCCTCTATTAATAATTTTTCTATATCTGATGTCATTTGAGCTTAGGTTGCTCGCAATAATTAGTTAATATTTTTTCTGCGTGCCATTCGTGAGCCATAGGAGATCCAGTAAATTCATAAAAGCCAGGTAATCCTAATGTAAAATGCAATAATTTAGCTGCATCGTTACAACCAAATTCATCGGGTAACCAATTCCATTCAATAGGCAACTCTCCTATTTCTTCTTCATTTAACCAAGTAAATCTATGTAGTTGTGCTCCTGTAGATGCTTCTATAAATGCAGGAGTTAAAATTTTATTTTTTGGATGTGCGCAGTTCCAAATAATGACACTAGACCAATTTTTACAAGGATAGTCTTCATTTTTGGCACCTAAATATTTTATTGGTAGTTTAGTTTTGTAATTATGTTTTACTACTTGTACAGCCAGATTAGGTTGTTTTAAATTCCATAATTGTGTAATATCATCTCGTAAAATCATATCACCATCTATAAAAATGGCCCAGCCTTCAAAATTCATAAGATATGGAACTAAAAATCTGCTATAAATGAAATGATTACTACCATCAGTATGTACTTCTTTATAATCCTTGAGAAGATTTAAAGCAAGAGGGCTAATTGATAATGGATTAGAAGATTGCCGTATAATACTATTAGAACAGACGTGATAAGCCACTATTTCTCGTTTATCGTAGCCAATAAAAACTTTAATCATTTTCGTTCTATATCCTCTTCTTCACATTTTTCACCTAATTGGACTTCTAAAATATGACAAGGTTTATCTGTTGTGTTTTGACCTTGATGCCATACTCCTTGTCCTATAAAGTATGTTTCGTTCTGATTTTTGGTTATTATATTTAGATTATTTTGATATTCAGTTTTTATTGTACATTGACCCTGCAACACATACCAATGTTCTGCTCTATGTTTATGTCTCTGCATACTAAGCTGACTAAATGGATTTATTATTAATTTTTTAATCTTGTATCTGTCTTGTTGTTCTAAAATATACCAATCACCCCAGGGACGTTTTACGGTTGTGTGCTTCCATTTTTCCAAGATGTCTCTACTTGAATTTTGTTTTTCTTCACCTCCTACTCCAAAAACAAATTCTACATCGTCAAATATCATTTCGGGTATATTATTTCTTGTTCGGTCTCCACCATTAGCAAAAATTAAGTGATGTTTTTGAGGATACAATTGTTTGACTATAGCAATAGCCTGTATAGCACTATTATCTTCATCTTTAAAAGTTATAACCTGATCGACCATACAAAGATTACGTATAATCTCCATACGTTCCCAACACGGTAAAAAAGGCTGACCCTTTTTACGAGTCAGCCAAGCATCACTGTTTACACCTACTATTAATTTGTCGCCTAACTTTGCAGCTTCTTTAAAATAATTTAGATGACCCGAATGTAATGGATCAAATCCTCCAGTTACCAGTACAATATTCATCAGGGTATTTACAATTTAGCATCTTCCATACCTGCAACTCTGAGTTTAACAATGTTGGTTAGCATCCACTGTTTTTGGTCAAGTGCTTTAGTTATACCTAACCATTTATTACGAATCAATGCGAACTCATTTATGATTTTTTCAAAGTCAATAACATCATCTTCGCCTTCAACAAATTTCTCACAATCACGACTGCTTAATGCTCTTTGATAATTTTCTAAGTATTTACGAAAATGACGACTTTTCAATCGTCTTAGTTCAATATGTAAATATTCTAGAATAGCTTCAATTTCTTGAAGTTGCCCAAATCTATGCTCAACAATACCAGGCATATTGGCAGCTGCTTTTTCTATATTACCTGTTATACGGCTATCATTTCTTGCTGCCTGTAATTCAATGTCATAGTATTCTATTGCATCTGGAATATACCCAATATCTTTAGAGATCTTTGAATACCAATTCATTCGTCGTCTTCGTAGTTCCAGTTATTTTCTTCGTAATCTGTATCTTCTTCATTGCCTTGATCTAGATAATAATCTATTGCAGTATCTAAATCTTCGTCAACACCAGTAGCTGACTCCATTACCTTGTCTGATACACCTAAATCAGCTAACAGCTCTACATACCGTTCTGCTGCAGCTTCTATAGTTTTTTTATCAATGAATTCCTTAAAAAGCATCCAAATGTCGGCAATTTGGTTTTCATTCATTTTCTATAATCTCCTCTGTTGATCCTATTGTTAATTTTTTATGGTTGTGAAAGTCTTCCATTATCATATGTAATTTATCATCATTCCATTCTTTTCTGTAATATAAATGTTCTTTACCTGAGCTATCTACAAATTTAAGTCTATTTCCTTGTTGTACTAATAAACCTAATTTTACAAATAAATCTACTAGACCACTTTCTGAGTTCATC